GTGACGTTCGAATGGGATCTCAACGCGAATACGGCAATGCTCCAGATCACCCAGCTTCAGAAGGACACTTTGTACGAAGAGGTTGAGAGAGAGTTCTTCGCACTCGTTGCAAGTTGGCTGGATAGGAAGCTCTTCGGTGTGATCGATCTGCGAAAAGTGGTCCGGAAGCTGCACGAACTTGAGAACGATCACGTAGCCGACACGCGTTCCCACGGAATCCACTACCTTTCGCTGCGCGGCAGGCGCGTGTCAGTTCACAGCCCCAGCCCGCGCGATTCAGTTGTTGGGGAACCCGACATTGATAACGCGATGGAGATCGTGCGCAAGAACACACCTGGTCACGGCGGCAACTTCTATTGGTTGGCCGGAACCCAACCAGGTCCCGTGTCAAACCCGCTCGTCACCGACGTTCACGTCGTCATCGTTGCCGCCAAGTCGCGCGTAAACTTCAAAACGCCCAATTCCGAGGGTGTGGTGAGATATGTTCTTCACAGAGTGCGAGCGCTTGGCTGAACAGTATCCGAACCTTGCGGTGGCCATTGAACGGATCGATGGGCAGCTCGGGAAGATGGGTACGGCAGAGGTGATCAGGTCCGACGCCTGGGCCAGCTTTCTGGGGATCGAGCTGAACCAGGTCACTACGGTCTTCCAGAAGCTCGCGCAGGAGGAACTGCTCCGCGCGGAGGACATGGTTGAGTGCCCCTACTGCGACATGGTGGTCCTACATTCAGAGTATCGGGAGCTTCAGGAGGAGGACGGTGAATACCGGTGCACAAGCTGCGACCGGCCTTTGACCGACGGTGACGTCAACTCCGTGACGACCTATCGGCGTGGAGCGAAGTGGAAGGACGCGCCTCTGGCGAAGGCGGCCTCGTCCGGAACTAGCTCGCCCCAGCCAGAAGGTCTCGACGACAATGCTTGGTACACGTATGACCGTCTGGCCGTTGCATTCGGCGTGGGCAAGGATGCTTTGCGCAAGAGGCTTGACAGGTATCGCAAATCGAACCTTGGAGACGGTTGGAAAGAACAGACGGACCGCCGCCCTCGAGAGCCAAAGTACCATTACAGGCTTCGAACCGTCAGGGGAATCATCGAGGAACTGCGGGCGTCCAGCGAACGTCCAGCGAAAAAACATCCTGCCCGCCGAGTCCATTCAGGCACGGGTTCCAAAGCCTCTGGCACGTCCACCGACTGACCGCTGACAACACGCCCTCTCCCCAAAATCCTAACGTGGCCCCGTTCCTTTTGCTTGCCCAAGGGAGGCGTTCATGGAACGGGAATGGCGTTGTTCGCGATGCGGCATCCTACTCGCAAAGCTTGGCGACGGAAGCCTGACGATCCGTCGCAATGAACTCCAAGCCACTGTCTTGGGGAAGTTCGACGTGTCGGTGGTTTGCTATCGACCACGATGCCGAACGCTGAACGTGCTTCGAATCGGGGGCCTTCCGACGAAGAGCGCCACCACGAAATCGTCGCAGGCCTGATTTCGGCTTACGGAATCAACCAGAGCGCATTGACGCCAAGACACGGCCCCAAGTGAGCGCATGACGCCCGGCCAAAAGGCAGGGCGTCATGTCAAGCGTCTCGAGGGACGCGGAGCGTCGGCAGCTTGAGCGGGAGATTCTGCAGCATGACCACCAGGTGCTACTCGAACGGCTTCAGAAACAGAACCCGTTAATGCGCGGTTTCGCAGACTGGGGCGACGTTGTCGCTTTCATGCGTCAAGGCACGTCGCGGGACCCGTCCAAGGACGCGGTGCTTCTGCCGATTATCAATGCCCATGCGCAGGACCATGACCCACGGTGGCGGCGAATTTTCATGGTCATTTTCTGGCCCGGACTTGAGGGCATCTGGCGCCGGAAACGGTACTGGGACAGTGACCCAGATGCGCTTTGGACCAACGTGACCTGGGCCTTCCTACGAACCGTTTGTCGACTCGACCCGTCGCAGCGATCGAGCCGGCTCGTGCAATGGATCGTCAACGGCGTGTTCCACGCCCTGCATGACGACTACCGGCGGGAGTGGGACCGTACCGCGCGGGAGGCAGCGACCGACCCGGAAGAATTGGCCGGGCGTAACGTCGAGGACGAGCGCGAAGCTGCCGCCGCGGCGCTTTGGGTGGAACAGGAATCACGCATCGCCATCCTGAAGGCCCACCGCGCGGCGGGCAGGATCAACGATGCCGATTTCCTGCTTCTCGTCGGCACCCACGTTTACGGCCAATCCTTGGCGGACTACGCCGAACAGGCGGGCCTGACCTACGAAGCCGCCAAGAAGCGGCAGCAGCGGGCCAAAAAGGCCATCGGCGGGTTCCCCAGCAACGATTCGTGATTTTTTGAATGGGATGTCCCCGTCCCGGGGCCATGTCCCCCCTTTCCCATGTGGAGGTGATTCCGATGACCAGCAGCGTGATGCAAACGGACGTGATGACGAAGACGGATACCCGCAGGCTCATCGCCGAGGTCTTCGAGGAAACGGCCCTGATGCTTGGCGGGCTCGTGGCGGTCCACCGGGTCGACGACGACTTCGTGTGGCGCTTTGTGAAGGGCCTCGACGCCGTGTGCTCCAAGGCGTTTCGACGGGTCGATCAGCGCGACTCGGCAGCGGACGCCGACACGGCGGATGCCGAATCGCGCCTTCGCCCGCACCCGGCCATCGAGGACTTCCTGTTGAAGCTGCGGAGGTCATGAGCCGTGACGAGTGCGCCGCCCATCGAGTTGAAGCGCCATTGCCGGGAACTCTCCAGGGAGGAGACGGACGGAGTGGTCGATGTCGTGGCGGATTTGATCGTGAGTTTTCTGAAGTCGCGCTCCGGACGTGTCGCACCGAATGGCGGGACGCAATCGGGCAAGGAAGAGGCAAGGCGCGGAGTGCCGCAGGCGATCGGGAACGAGCGATGACCCCAAGTGATTCCAACAACGGCAGGCTGACGACACGCGATTCGCGTGACGTGCTCACATCGACACGCCTGGCGACGCTGCGGCGGTGCTCGAAACAGCACTACTTTCGGTACGAACTGGGCCTTGCGCGGGTACGGACGAGCGATGCCCTGCGACTCGGCGCTGCGTTTCACCGCGGGCTTGAGCTCCACAACAAAGGCTCGGATGCGCCGGCGTCCATCGACGCGGCTGTAGCCGGCTATGAGAACGTGCCTGAATGGGCGGACGCGTTCGACTGGAAAGTCGAATGCGAGGTCGTCCGGCAGCTTCTGACCGGCCATTTCTGGCGGTACGAAAACGACGACGTCGAGATCATCGACGTCGAACGCACTTTCGAGTTGCCGCTGGTCAACCCGCGCACGGGGCGTACGAGCCGGGCGTTCGTTCTTGCCGGGAAAATCGACGCGATTGCCCGTCTGGCCGACGGCCGACTGGTGGTGCTCGAGTACAAGACCTGCGGGGAAGACATCGGCCCGGACTGCGACTATTGGCTACGACTGCGGTGCGATCCTCAAATCTCGCAATACGTACTGGCGGCCCGGGCGCTCGGCTACGACGTGGGCACCGTCCTGTACGACGTGACCCGCAAGCCGACGATCGCGCCGCTGCGCGCAACGCCACCCGACAAACGCAAGTACACCAAGGACGGTCGCCTCTACGCCACGCAGCGCGAGCACGACGAGGCGCCGGGAGAGTTTGGCGGCCGCCTGCTAACCGACATCGGTGACCGCCCCGACTACTACTTCCAGCGCCGCGAAGTTCCCCGCCTTGAAGATGAACTCGCAGAGTTCCAAGCCGAACTCTGGCACCAGGCCAAGCAACTGCTCGACGCGCGCCGATACGGCCGCTGGTTCCGCAACATCCACCGGTTCACTTGCGGCACGTGCGAGTTTGCCGACCTGTGCCTGAATAGCGTTCGCGTGACGCCGGGCGTCGCGCCGTCCGGTTTTCAAATTCTGACCGACGTTCACCCCGAACTTTCAGTAGGAGATGATCAATGACTTCAGCACCGACAAGTCCCGCCCCCGTTCCGCGCAGCCGACCCGCGCCCGGGGACGCGCCTTCCCGCAACAATGGTCGACCGGCGCCGCAGCCGCGCGTGTCGTTCGGCACGATCGCCGAGGGCACCGGCCATCGCATGGTCCTGTACGGCCCGGGTGGTATCGGCAAGACGACGCTCGCGGCGACGGCGCCTGGACCGGTCGCGTTCTTCGACCTGGACGACTCGTTGCCGCGCCTGCGCGCGTCGTTCAGTGAAGGCGACCTCAAACTCGACGTCCGCCCGGTCGCAAGCGCGTCCACCTGGCAGGACATCCGCGACGCGCTGCACGCACCGGGCTGGGACGAGATCAGGACGATCGTCATCGACTCGGCCACGCGCGCCGAAGAACTCGCGGTCGCGCACACGATCGCGACGGTCCCGCACGAGAAGCGAGAAATCGTGATCCGGCGGATCGAGGATTACGGATTCGGCAAGGGCTACTCGCACGTCTTCGACACGTTTCTCACGCTGCTCGGTGACCTCGAGCAGCATACGCGCGCTGGCCGGCATGTGATCCTGATTTGCCATGACTGCACGAATACCGTGCCGAATCCCAGCGGCGACGACTGGCTGCGGTACGAACCTCGTTTGCAGTGCCCGTCGAGCGGCAAGGCGGCGATTCGGCTTCGCGCCCGCGAGTGGGCCGATCATGTTTTGTTCCTGGGTTACGACGTGGACGTGCGCGACGGCAAGGGCACCGGCTCCGGCACACGCACGATCTATCCGTGCGAGCTGCCGCACTGCATGGCCAAGAGCCGCACGATCGCCGACCCGCTTCCGTTGACCAAGTTCGACATGGCCCTGTGGGCACAACTGCTTAAGTAGGAGATCAAACGCATGCTTCCGAACCGTGAAGGTCGCTTCAAGGCTACGATCCTTGAACATGGGGTGGCCGAAACCGGACCGAACAAGCTGGCCACGTTCGTATGCCGGTTTCAGCTCAACCAGGAGTTGATCAACGGCGAGTGGGAGCCGGTCGATCAGGACTTCGACATCAGCGGCTATTTCTACCTCGAGAAACGCGACGGCACGCTGAACAGCATCACAATCGAAAACCTGAAATCTGCTTTCGGTTGGGACGGTCGGGACCCGTTCTGGCTCCAGGACGCCGATTTCAGCCAGCGCGTCGTCCAGGTGAAGCTCGCCTACGAGACCTACGACAACAAAACGCGGCTAAAAGTGCAGTACGTCGACGCTGAGAATGCGACGCCCACCGGCGTGCCTCAGGCCGACGACGCGGCGCGCCGTTCAATCGGCACGCGGCTCGGTTCTAAATTCCGCGCCAACGCGGGCGGAACGCCGGCACCAGCGCCCAAGCCGAATGCCGGCAGTCGTCCGACGCCGCCGAAACCCAAGCCAGCGGCAACGCCGTCCGCTCCGCAGGCCGCGCCCGCGCCAGCTGCGCAAGGTCTGACGATGCAGCAGGCCTGGGAATCGTTCTCGAAGTCCTGCCCTGAGAACTGCACTCCGGAACACACCGAAAGCGAGTGGTTCCGGCTGCTGGGCCAGATGTTCCCCGGAAAACAGCCCGAACAGCTCAAGCCACAGGACTGGACCCGGTTCGCGGACGAGGCCCCGGCGCAAGTTGTCCCCTTCTGACCCCGGGGAGGGGCCTTTTGCCTGTGATGCGACACGAACTCTGGGACTACCAGCAACGCGCCGTCGGCGACGTGATCTCCGCCCTGCACCGCCGGCCGATCCTGGTCGCGCCCACCGGTTCGGGAAAGACGGTGATGGCGACGGCGCTGGTCGAGCAACTTGGCTTGGGCACTCTGTGGCTCGCTCACCGCAAGGAACTGATCGACCAAGCAGCGCGGCGACTCGAAGCCCACGGGCTCGTGTGCGGCATCATCATGGCCGGCTACGCCTCGATGCCGCTGGCGCAAGTGCAGGTCGCCTCCGTACAGACGTTGATCCGCCGCGACAAGCCGCGCGCCGACCTGATCGTCATCGACGAATGCCACCACGCGACCGCCGACAGTTACCAATCCATCCTTGATGCCTACCCCGACGCGCGCGTAATCGGCCTGACCGCCACGCCCTTCCGACTCGATGGCCACGGGCTGGGCGACCTGTTCGGCGAACTGGTCGTCGCGGCGTACCCCCACGTGCTTTGCGATAGCGGAGTGCTGCACCAGCCCAAGGTCTGGGCCTCAAAGTCGCCCGACCTGCGGGGCGTCAAGGTGATCGCGGGAGACTACAGCATTGGCGCGCTGGCAGCGCGCACCAATACACAGGAACTCAACGCCGACATAGTGGCGACCTGGCTGAAGCGCGCCGCAGGCAGGCGCACGGTCGCCTTCGCTGTCGACATGGCCCACTCTAGGGCGATCACCGATGCTTTCTGCCAGTCCGGTATTGCGGCAGAGCACGTCGATGGCTCCACGCCACCCGACGAGCGCGACGCTATTCTCGCGCGCCTCGCATCGGGTCAAACGCTCATCGTCAGCAACTGCATGGTGTTGACCGAGGGTTGGGACTTGCCCGCCCTGGAATGCGCGATCATCGCCCGCCCGACGGCATCCCTGAACCTGCACCTCCAGATGATTGGCCGTGTGATGCGCGCCGCCGAGGGCAAGGACGGCGCGATCGTATTGGACCACGCCGGCAACCACCACATCCACGGCTTGGTTACGCGGCGTCTGAACTACTCCTTGAACGGCGAGAAGGTCGGGCACAGCGAACCTTTGGGGCTGCGTCGCTGTGCCGAGTGTGGGCTGCTCTTTGAGCTGCATCTCGAGTCGTGCCCGGAGTGCGGCTGGATGCCATCCGCCGAGGACCGCCGGCGCGAACGCCTCGAAATTCACGGCGGCGGTGAGCTGACCGAGTTCGACGATTCCAGCTTCGAATACCGCCGGCAGATTTGGAACCTGATCGAGGCCGAACGTGAAGCGATGGGCTACCGCGAAGGGTGGAGCTTTTTCCGTTTCAAGGAGCGATTCGGCGATCCGCCGGTCATTGGGGAGATCGACGGCGTCATCGAATTGATCGACCCAGCCCATGCAACGATGGACCAGAAACGCGCCGTGTATCAGCGGCTGCTGGCAACCGCACATGAACGCGGATTCGCCGACGGTTGGGTCGCCCATCGGTTCCGCGAGACGTTCGGTTGCTGGCCTCGTGGATTCGTATCGGAGGTACGTGCCCAAAACATGCGTGATCGTTTCCGTGCCCGGCAGGAGGTGACGAACTGAAGGAGAAGCAGACTCAGAACGCCATCCTTCGCGAGTTCGGCACGCGATCGGATTGCCGCCTTTGGCGTGCCAACGTCGGCGTCGCGCGCATCGACGGTCCGCGACGGGCGGGTGGGCGCGTCGTGCGCTTTGGTTTGCCCGGCCAGGCGGACCTGACCGGCATCCTGCCGGGCGGCCTTCGCCTGGAGATCGAGGTCAAGGGGCCGGGATGTCCCCAAACGCCCGAGCAGAAGGCCTTTCAGAGGATGATCGAACGTTTCGGCGGCGTGTACGTGTTGGCGCGTTCGGTACAGGACGTGTGGTCGGAGATCGGGAGTTATCTGCGTAATCATGGGTGATCCGATTCAAAACGTGCTCGATCGGCTTGCCGGCGTTCGTCCGTCGAACGGGGGCTACGAGGCGCGCTGCCCCGCGCACGATGATCAGCACGCCAGTTTGAGTGTGAATCGCGGCGACGATGGACGTGTCCTCCTGCACTGCCACGCCGGCTGCGCGCCGGTCGCGGTCTGCAAGGCGATGGATCTGCGACTTGGCGACCTCTTCCCCCCGAGCAACAACGGTGACGGCTTGGGCCGGATCATCGCCACGTATGACTACCGCGATCCAAAGGGCGATCTGCTCTTTCAGGTATTGCGGTACGAGGGGAAGACGTTCCGCCAGCGTCGCCCGGATGGCAAGGGTGGATGGCTCTGGAAGCTCGGCCGCACGCCGCGCGTGCTTTACCGCCTGCCCGAGTTGCTTGCGGCAGGGCCCGACGAATACGTCTTCGTCGCCGAAGGAGAGAAGGATGCGGACCGGCTCAGTTCGGTCGGCTTGATAGCGACGTGCAACCCAGGCGGTGCTGGCAAATGGAATAAGCTCTCGGATGACTCGGCGCTGCACAACCGGCGTGTGGCGATCATCACCGACAAGGATGAAGCGGGTCGCAAGCACGCCGCCGATGTGGCCATGCGGCTGCGTAATCGGGCGCGGGAAATCCGTGTCATCGAGTTACCCGGCCAGAGTAAGGACGCCAGCGACTGGTTCGACGCCGGCGGGACCGTCGACGAGTTGGCCCATCTGGTCGAATCCACCCGCGACGCTCCACTCCCTCCACATGCCCGCGGTCGCCCGAACGTCTTCATCGACACCGAAGAGCACCGCGTTGTGGCCGAGACCATTGCGGCGCTGACTGTCGATCCCGACCTTTACCAGCGCGGCGGAATCCTGGTCCGCGTTATCCGCGACCGCCAGCCGACCGATGGCATTCTGCGCTGCGAAGGTTCGGCGACGATCCAGGCGATGCCCGCAGCGAACCTGCGCGAACGTATGACGCGCGTCGCCACGTTCACCAAGCTCAACCGCAAGGGAGAAGAAGTCGCCGCACACCCTGCCGCCTGGCTGGTTAGCGCCGTCGAGGCCCGGGCCGAGTGGGACAGCATTCGTCATTTGATGGGTGTCTCCGACGCCCCAATCCTACGTCCCGACGGATCGATCTGGCAGACGCCCGGTTATGACGACCGGACCGGCGTCCTGTTCGAGCCGGCGACCGGCGCTTCGTTCCCGCCGGTGCATGACGAGGTCAACGTCGACGACGCCGACGCGGCCCTCACGACGCTTCTCGAAGTCGTCTTCGATTTCCCATTCGAGTCCGAAGAGCACAAGGCCGCGTGGCTGGCGGCGTTGCTCACGCCGCTGGCGCGGTTCGCCTTTACCGGCCCGTCGCCGCTCTTCCTGATCGACGCCAACATCCGGGGCGCCGGCAAGGGCCTACTCGCCCAGACCATCGGGCGCATCGCGCTCGGTCGGGAGATGCCGGTCAGCAGTTACGCCCACGACAGCGACGAAATGCGCAAGAAGCTCACCGCCATTGCCATCGCCGGCGACCGCTTGATTCTGTTCGACAACCTGGAAGGCATGTTCGGCAACGATTCGCTGGACCGTGCGCTGACCAGCACCCGCTGGAAGGATCGCATCCTCGGAAAGAGCGAGGAGGTCGAACTGCCGCTGATCCCGGCGTGGTACGCGACGGGCAACAACGTCCAGGTGGCCGCCGACACCATGCGGCGCGTCATCCACGTCCGCTTGGACTGCATGAGCGAATGCCCCGAGGAACGCTCGGGCTTCAAACACGAAAACCTGCTGACCTGGATCGATGCGAACCGAGGGCCACTGCTGGCAGCCGCCCTGACGATTCTCTCAGCGTTCCTCAAACGCGGGCACAAGTCGAAGGACCTCAAGCCGTTCGGCAGTTTTGAGGGTTGGTCGAGCGTCGTTCGAGAGTCCGTCGTGTGGGTCGGCCTGCCCGATCCATGCCTGACCCGCACGAAGCTCGCGGAGTCGGCGGACACTACCGGCGACGCGCTCGGACAACTCATCGCCGCCTGGCGGCAGTACGACTGGTCTGAGCGCGGCGTGGTCGTATCGGACATGCTGCGTGAACTGTACCCGTCGATCCACGGACCCCCATCGAGTGATGATGCGAGTGTCGCCATGCGTGCGGCTCTTGAAAACCTCGTGAACTGCCCACCCGGGAAGGTGCCGACTGCCCGGCAGGTTGGCAACAAGCTCCGGAAGTTCCGACGACGCGTCCTGGAGGGGCTATTCCTCGACATCGCGCCCGGTCGGAGCAATCAGGGCAAAGTTTGGCGGCTCTGTGGCACGGGAGGTCAGGCGTGATCGGTGTATGTGTGTATCTAGTGTATGTTTTTCAACCCCCTTCGCGCGCGAACTTCAAGGGAACAAAAAAATCATTCTGTATAGGGGCCGGAAAAGACGCACTACATGCACACATACACTGCTCACCGGACGGATACCAGACATTGACACGTCGGCATGGTTCCTTCCCGGCAGAGGAAGGCCGCCGAGGCCCGCGGGAACAGCGGCCAACCCAGACAGACGTTATTTCGCTGTCCGGTCCGGTTTTTGGCCTGGCGTTGCCCGCTGGGAGGCCGCGGGGGGCGACCCGTTGGCGGGTGGGCGAACGGACGCCCCTGGGGCGAACCGGACTACGACCATGTCGCCGCGTTGGCCCCAGGCGGCGTTTCTGGGCGTCTGGGGGCCAAGGGGCGCGGCGTAGCGCCCCGCCGGTCGTGTGGGTCGTGGCCTGCCTGCGTCGCGGTCGCGACGACCCAGGCCGCGGCAATGGAACAACGGACCTGTCGGTCGCGGGCGGACCGCCCGGCGGCGGACAGGCAACAGGGAGGTTGACATGAAGATCGAACTTCGGCCACTGGCCGAGATCAAGCCGTATGAGAAGAACCCTCGCATCAACGACGCGGCGGTCGATGCCGTGGCCGAGTCGATCGGGCGGTTCGGGTTCCGCCAGCCCATCGTGGTCGACGCCGACGGCGTCATCGTCTGTGGGCACACCCGGTGGAAGGCAGCGCAGAAGCTGGGCCTTTCCGAGGTACCGGTGCATGTGGCGACCGACCTGACGTCGGAGCAGATTCGCGCGTACCGCATCGCCGACAACAAGACCGCGGAGCTTGCCGAGTGGAACCTGGAGCTGCTGCCCATTGAACTCGGCGAGTTGAAGGACGCCGGCATCGACTGGTCGCTGCTGGGCTTCGACCAGGACGAGCTGGCCAAGCTGCTCGATCCCGGCGTGAAGCAGGGGCTGACTGATCCCGACGAGGTGCCCGAACCGCCGGACGAAGCGATCACGCGACCCGGCGACCTGTGGCTGCTTGGCGACCACCGGCTGCTGTGCGGCGATAGTGCGTCGATTGCCGACGTCGATGTCCTGATCGCCGTCGATCCTGCGAAGGCCGTCGAGCTAGCGGCTGGGTCCCAGATCAAACCGAAGCTGTTGCCGATTCATCTGGTCAACACCGATCCGCCTTACAACGTGAAGGTCGAGCCGCGCAGCAACAACGCTATCGCGGCGGGCCTCTCTTCCTTTGGCGAACCCGGCCTCATGCACCACCAGGGTTTCGACCTGGCGCGGCAGGGCGCAAAGAAGGCGACCAGCTCGAAGCTGCGCCCCAAGGACCGGCCGCTGGCCAACGACTTCGTCTCGGACGACGAGTTCGACAAGATGCTGCACGCCTGGTTCGGCAACATTGCCCGCGTGCTGATGTCCGGGCACATCGCCTACATCTGGGGCGGCTATGCCAACATCGGCAACTACCCGCCGGTGTTGAAGGCCTGCGAACTGTACTTCTCGCAGACGATCATTTGGGACAAGGAGCACCCGGTCCTGACGCGGAAGGACTTCATGGGCGCGCACGAATGGTGTTTCTATTGCTGGCGGGAGGGCGCTGCTCACCGGTTCTTCGGTCCCAACAATGCCACCGACCTGTGGCACGTCAAGAAGATCAACCCCAACGCGATGATCCATTTGACGGAAAAGCCCGTCGAACTGGCGGTGCGGGCGATTCAATATTCATCGCTCGCCGGCGAGAACGTGCTCGACCTGTTTGGGGGGAGCGGCTCGACGCTGATCGCAGCCGAGCAGACGGGGCGTCGCGCGTTCCTGATGGAACTCGATCCACTTTACAGCGATGTCATCGTCCAGAGGTGGGAGAAGTTCACAGGTCGGAAGGCGGAGCGCGTTCGCGCTGATGGACGGAACTCTCAGGCCGAAGAGGAAGCCCCGGTTGTCGCCGAGGCTTCAGAGGAGGGAATGTGATGTCAGCCGTTCTCGGCCGGCCGCTGGACCTCGAAGTCGCAGATCCACAGCTCACCGTCGTCGTGACGGTGCGCGTCCAGCCGGTCGCCGGCCGTCACCTCGATGCGGTAGAGCCACCCGTAGCTGTAGAACGCCCCGCTGATCACGCCGTCGCATTCCTCGACGAAGTGCTCGCTGCGGACGTGCACCACGGTTCCGTCCGGAAGCCGGGGTGGTTTGCGTGCGGATTTCGTCATGGCTCATTCCTCCTCGCCGTCGGGCCGCGCGTCGCACCTGTCTGCGTGCCACGCACAGGCAGACGCGGCCGGCCGGCTCTCGACGATGGTCAGTTGGAACTCCGCGCCGTCGTCGGTTTCGATGATCAGGCCTTTGTCCCTGGTCATCGTGCCGACGTCGTCGTACGTGGCGATCTGCCGGATGCCCTCGACGTGCTCGGCCAGTGCGCGGGCCGGATTGTCGCGATCCTCGCGGGCAAACAGCACCGTTTCGAGCAGGTCGCGGAGTTGGTCCTGGAGTTGCCGTGCGTTCATGGCCTACGCCTCCTTTCCAGTGAACGCGAACTGCCCGCGGTCGACCTTGCGGAACCGCGAGTCGCTGCCCTTGTCGCGTTCCTCGCGCGTCATTGCGGCGTACAACGTGGCGTGCGGCGTCTTGCCCGCGGGGCTGGTCCACAAGCCCTGCTCGGCCATCGCGGCAACCAGTTCCTGGGCCCGCATGGGCTTGCCGGCGCTCTTGAGCACCTGAGCGGCGGCGTCCAATGCGCTGACGCGTTTGGGCGTCTTCTCGCCGTCGGTCGCCTTGGTCTTTTTCGCCTTGGCGGCTCGTGCCTTCTCGAGCTTGGCGGCCTCCTCGAGCGTCAGCTCGCTGCGCGGGGCCTTGTCCTTGTCCCGGTCGTTGCGCTCGTCCGTCTTGGCGGTCTCCGCTGCCTCGCGGGCCGTCACCCTCGTCGTCTTCCCGGCCTCGCCTCGCAGCCGTTGGGCGCTTTTGATGCGGACCTTCTTCTTCGTCGTCAGGTTGGTCGCGTCCCACCCGCCGTGACGGCTCTCGCCGTCGATGCGGACCTGCACGAGCTTGTCGCTCACTTTGGCGACGTAGACGCCGCCCACCTTCACCTCGTTCTTCTTCATCGCATGTCTCCTGCACAAAGGTCCTGCCGCGTCGACCTGCCTGCGCAGGCAGGCGCGACGCGGCGTTATTCACGTTGGTCAGTTCGCGGCCGTCGTCTCGGCGTGGTGGCCGCGCTCGTAGGCCTCGATGGTCTTGGTATCCAGCATGAGGACCCACTTGCCATCGGGCATGATCGAGTACAGGTCGGCACCCGATTCGGCGCAGGTTCGCCAGGCCGCCTGGAACGCGGCGGTGAAGGTGCCGTAGACCCGGCGCTGGCCGGTGACGCGGTAGCCGCCGTCGACCTTCCGCGTCGCGATCCGCTTCGTTCGCTTCTGCGTTGTCGTCGTCATCATGTTCTCCTTCGCGTTCGGTACGCCCCTGCCTGCGCCCGCTCACGCCGGCGGGCGGGCAGGCCATGCGTACAACACCATGAAGCCGGATCGGGCGACGGACCTCAAGCTCATTCCGATGTGTTTTCTGAGAATTTTCGGGCTTCGGATTCGCTGCGGCCGGCACACGGACTGCCTGGGCCTGCCGGCGGGCTTCCCGGCCTTGGGCGGGAGGTCGCGTGATGTCAGGAGAAGTCCTTACGCCCGGCACGAAGCCGGCGCTGAACCCGACGGCGCTACCCATCGCCGACGCGGTGCGGTTGCTCAGCGCCGCCGCCGGCCAGCGCGTCACCGCCGAGCAGATCCGGGCAGACATCGACGCCGGCGCACCGGTCAACTCGGACGGAACGATCAATCTGGTCCACTACGCCGCATGGCTGGTGAAGGAGATGGCCAACCGTGGCGATTGACCCGCGCAAACTGCGACCGAGCGAGCTGTGCCGGCTGCTCAACAGTACGCCGATGGGGGAGGTCATCGGCGAGCGGCAGTTGCATCGGCATCGTACGCGCGCAGGGCTGCGGATCACCTCGACGGCCGACCCGCGCAACATCGACCTGCTGCGGTACGTTGCGTGGCTCGTTGCGGAGCGTCACAAGCCCAGGCCGGAACCCGAAGGTCTGACCGGCTACGATGCTCATCGAGAGCGCATGGCGCAGCGGAACCGCGAGCTGTCGCTGTCCGGGCGCGATATCGGCGAAATGCCGGCAGTTGTGAATGCCGAGCGGAAGGAACGGGCGAGCCGAGACTTCCGGTTCTTCTGCGAGCAGTACTTCCCGCAGACATTCCACCTGCCGTGGTCGCCGGATCACTTGAAGGTCGTGGCCAAGATCGAGCAGGCCGTGCTCGAAGGCGGCCTGTTTGCGATGGCCATGCCGCGCGGCAGCGGCAAGACGTCGATGTGCGAGACGGCGTGCCTTTGGGCGCTGCTCTACGGGCACCGCGAATTCGTAGCGCTGATCGGCTCCGACGAAGAACACGCCTCCAACATGCTCGAATCGATCAAGGCGGAGCTCGAGAACAACGAGCTGCTGCTCGAGGACTTCCCCGAAGTCGTCTTTCCGATCCAGGCGCTGGAAGGAATCCATCAGCGCGCCGGCGGCCAGCTATTCCAGGGCAAGCAGACCCACATCGGCTGGACGGCGCGGGAAATCGTGCTGCCGACCATTCCTGACTCCAAGGCGTCCGGTTCGATCATCCGCGTGGCCGGCATCACCGGTCGCATTCGCGGCATGAAGCACAAGCGCGTGGATGGCACGTCGGTTCGGCCGTCGCTGGTGTTGATCGACGATCCCCAGACGGACGAGTCGGCGCGCTCGCCATCGCAGTGCGCAACCCGTGAGCGTATCCTGGCCGGCGCGATCCTCGGCTTGGGCGGGCCCGGGCGCAAGATCGCGGGCTTGATGACGCTGACCGTCGTGCGACCCGCCGACCTGGCCGACCGCATCCTCGACCGCGACAAACACCCGCAGTGGCAGGGCGAACGCACGAAGATGGTGTATGCGTTCCCGACGAATGAGGCGTTGTGGGCACGGTACGCCGAGCTGTGGCGCGAAGGCATGCGGGCCGATCGCGGGATCACCGATGCGACGGAGTTCTATCGCGTCAACCGCGAAGCGATGGACGAGGGCGCGAACGTCGCCTGGCCCGAGCGCCACCATCCCGACGAGCTGTCCGCGATCCAGCACGCGGTGAATCTGAAACTGGATCGTGGCGAGGCGGCATTCTGGGCCGAGTATCAGAATGAGCCGCTCCCCGAGGAACATGCCGACGATGATATGCTCACTGCCGATCAGATCGCGGCCAAGGTCAACGGTCTGAAGCGCGGCGAGGTGCCGATCGGCTGCACGCACGCCACCATGTTCATCGACGTGCAGGGCAAGGCGCTGTTCTACTTGATCGCAGCCTGGGAGGATGACTTCACCGGCTATGTCATTGACTACGGCACCGAACCGGACCAGAAGGCCGCGTACTTCACGCTGCGGGACATCCGTCACACGCTCGCCAGCACCGCCGCGCGCGCCGGGCTGGAAGGTGCGATCTACGCCGGCCTCGAACGACTGACCGATGCGACGCTCGGCCGCGAATGGCGACGCGACGACGGGGCGATGGTGCGGGTCGACCGCTGCCTGATCGACGCGAACTGGGGCAGTTCGACGGACGTGGTCTATCAATTCAGCCGGCAATCGAAGTTTGCCAACGTGGTGATGCCGTCGCATGGGCGCTACGTCGGGGCGTCGTCGATTCCGTTCTCCGAATACAAGCGCAAGCGCGGCGACCGCGTCGGGTTGAACTGGCGCATCCCCGTGGTGACCGGCAAGCGCTCCGTCCGACACGCAGTTTTCGACACGAACTACTGGAAGTCGTTCGTCCACGCGCGGCTCGCGGTGCCGATGGGCGACCCCGGCTGCCTGTCACTCTTCGGCCGAAAGCCCGAGCAGCACCGGTTGCTGGCCGAACACCTGACCAGCGAATACCGCGTGAAGACCGAGGGACGCGGCCGCACCGTGGACGAATGGAAGCTGCGCGTGGACGGCCTCGACAACCACTGGCTCGACTGCCTCGTCGGCTGCGCCGCGGCCGCCTCTATCCAGGGCGCGGTCCTGTTCGGAACGGACTCCAAGCCGACGCCGCGCACGAGGATCAGGCTGTCCGAGCTACAGGGGGCGAGGCGATGAACCTCCAACCTTCAAAGCCCGTCGAGGAACCGGAAGATCAACGCGGCTTGCGCTGTCCAAAGTGCGGGTGCGAGCACTTCCGCGTCATCTACACCCGCCGCACCTGGGGCGGCAAGATCATGCGCAGCCGCGAGTGCAGGCACTGCGGGCGTCGCGTGATCACCTACGAGCGCGTCGCTTTCTGAGGTGTGGCGGGTCTCGATCGTGGTCTCCCCACGATGCGTGTTCCATATATGGAATAATCTGGGTTCCGCCGCCCGTTCGCGGTTGCATTCCGCGGCTGAGCGGCGTAAGTATCAGGTAGACAACCAGGCCGGGTCTTCCCGGAGGCGAGCGGTCGGCGGCTGATCACCGCGGGCTGCGTTCCAGGCAAATGACACGCCGTGCAGGGCTGCACTCCTGCGCGGCGTTTTTGTTTGGCCTCGCCTTTCGGAACGTCCGGCCGGTATGGCGGGATGGCGCAACGGGAGCGTGCCGGGCTCATGCCCCGGAGGTTGCAGGTTCGAGTCCTGCTCCCGCAATCCGGTGCCGGCCTGCGACAGTTGGGCCGGTGCCGCAGATGTAGATGAGTGTGAGGACACGATGGCCGAGGACCTCGAACAGAACATCCGCGATAACGCCGCCGGACCGAAGCGCGCCCAGGCCGACTCGGTCAGCGTCGAGCAGCACGACCTGAAGGACCAGATCGAGGCGGATCGGTATCTGTCGTCCAAGGAGGCGGCCAAGAAGGGCCTCGGCGTGCGGATGACGCGCGTCGTCCCGCCGGGAGCGACGTAGGCTGTAGACCGTAGGCTGTAGGCTGGAGCAAGGAAGACGGCTTCGTGATCAAACGGCTGCGAGAATGGATGCTCGGCAGGAGCCGCAACGCCG